AAAGTTTCGCCTAGCAATGATTGGTGGGATCAAATAGTGACAGCGGCAAAGTCTGCGGCTAACACAAACGACGCTCTGCCGTGCCTGGTATATAAACTGGATCGCCAGCAGACACAGGTGCGGATACCGATTCAGGCGCTTGTGGTGCTAGGCAACTCTAGCGTGGCTCAGGACATAGCTGAGTGCTATGACTGGCGTTACACGGCTACGCTAGACTGGGAGACGTTTGAAATGGTGTTAAGGGAGCATTTAGCTAATGGATGAATTATTTGAACTTGATTGGCAGAGAGAGTGGCATGACATGCCGGAGTTTGTGCAGGAAAAAGACGAGCCTTTTGCAATGGTGCGCGTCAGGTTTCGGACGCAGGAAGATTTGGAAAACTTTGCTGAGTTGATCGGGCAGAAGATGACGCCAAAGACCAAGAGTGTTTGGCATCCAGCCTTGGAGCGTTCAAACAAGCAATTACTGAGGTGGAAAGATGTTACCTAGATACCCGATTTATATTGTTAGCAAGGGTCGGTGGAAAAACCGCCTGACGAGCAAGGCTCTAAATGTTATGGGCGTGCCTTACAAAATCGTCGTCGAGGAAGACCAGTTGCCAATGTATCAGGCCGAGGTTGGCGCTGACAGGTGCCTAGTCCTGCCGCAGCGTTACCTCGACGAATATGATACCTGCGACGATTTTGGTGACAGCAAGAGCAAGGGACCGGGGGCCGCGCGTAACTTTGTCTGGGATCATGCGACAGAGCTTGGCTCAAAACGTCATTGGGTAATGGACGACAACCTCGACGCCTTCCACCGGCTAAACAGGAACATCAAGCGCGAGAGTGACACGCCCGCAATCTTTGCGGCGATGGAAGATTTTGTTGACCGTTACGAAAACGTGCCGGTGGCTGGCCCTAACTATTATAGCTTTGTGAAGTCGTCAGACGGCGTGCCTGCGTTTGTGACTAACACACGCATCTATTCATGCCTGCTTATCCAGAACGACGCGCCATACCGTTGGCGTGGGCGATATAACGAAGACACCGACCTAAGCCTGCGCGTCCTAAAGGACGGCCTATGCACGATCCAGTTTAACGCGTTCTTGCAGGGCAAGGTCACGACGCAGCGCATGAAGGGCGGTAACACCGACGAGTTTTATGCGCTTGAGGGGACAAAGGCAAAGTCACAAATGCTGGCTGACCTGCACCCTGACGTTGCTAAGGTGGTCTGGCGGTTTAACCGCTGGCATCATCACGTCGATTATAAGCCGTTCAGAAAAAACAGGCTGATAAAGCGAGATGATGTCGTGGCCTCTGACAAGGTCAACAATTATGGAATGGAGCTTGTCGATGTCGCGGCCAATGTATGAAACACAAGCCGACCGCAACAACGAGCAGCGGGTCGCTGACTTGCTGGCGGAAAAGGGTTACAGCCTCGACAAACTGCCAATGAGCTTTGGCCTAGACGTGGCTATCACTGACGATTTTGAAGAAAAGATTGTGGCGTTTGCCGAGATAAAGGCACGCACATTTGAGATGAATAAGTACCCGACGGCTATGATTAACCTGCATAAGGTTATCAGGGCGCATGACATTTCCGCTTGCACCGGATTGCCGTCGTATCTTATCGTTCTTTACCGCGACGCACTGGTGCGAATAAATTTTGCCAGTGAGTTCGAGGTCAAGATGGGTGGCAGGTCAGACCGAGGCGATCCGGCGGATCGTGACGTTTGCGCCTATTACCCGATTAGTGGGTTCACGGTTGTGAGCCAATTTTAAAAGCTGAAAACGGAAAAGGAAACGTAAAATGGCTTTAGGAATTGTAAACGAGAATAGCGGTGACGGTTCAACAATCGTGCCGATTTTGAAGTATGAAACACGCGGTGGTTACATCATTAAGGTTGACCGGCATCAGGATGAAAACGGAACTTGGGTTAAGGATGAATCCGAGCTGGAGTATCCGGTCAAGGTCGCGATGGACTTGGAGAACATCAAGGTTGGTTGGATCGGATTCACAGGCGGCGCGCCAGACTTTCATTTGGTCAACATTGGCGATCCGATGCCGCCGCAGCCGAGCAAGGATCACAATAAGGGGTTTCAGGTTATGCTTTGTAACAAGGAGCTGGGGCTGCGTGAGCTGTCAAGCGGCGCGAGGACTTGCACCGTGCCTTTCAATGACCTACACAATGCATATGAGGCTCAGAAGGCCGACAATGCGGGCAAGGTTCCGGTCATTGAGTTTACCGGCAGTGAGCGTTACAAGGTCAACACGCCTAACGGTGAGCTGACTTTCAAGAAGCCGGTGATGGTTATCTCCGGTTGGGTTGACCGTCCGGCAACCCTAGATGGCGCAGCAGCGCCACAACAACCTGCGCCGACAGTGTCAGCGCCCGCTATGGCAGCCGTTGCCACCTCGGCGGCTCCAGTGGAAGGCAGCGACCTGTTCTAGCGCAGTAGGTCACGGCGGTTAGGGTTTCCCTCCCTTTCCCTAGTCGCCGTGGCCGCTTTTCTAAAGGGACAAAGGGGCAGGAAAGGGTTTAGGTATGACAAATATATCGGCTCACATCGAGCAAATAGCGAGGCATTATTGGGGCGAACCTAATATGAAGCTGTCGCAAAAAGGTCGGACGCTGCGGTTTGGCAATCGTGGATCGCGCGAGGTGCATCTCGGCAAAGGCACTTGGTTTGACTTTGAGACAAACGAAGGCGGTGGCTGCGTGGACTTGGTTCGCATGAACGAGGGCGCCACAATCGCCAGCAACATCCCCGAGATACTAGAGCGCAAGTTTGGCATACAGCGTCAGGCGCAGCAGTCGTTGCAGCCAGCGCGGTTTATGTCTGCGGTCTACGACTACATCGACGATCAGGGCGAGGTGCGCTATCAGGTCAGGCGGTTTGAGCCTAAGACGTTCAGGCAGTGTCGGCCAGACGGCAAGGGCGGTTGGCTATTCAATATGGATGGCGTCGAGGCGTTGCCATACAATCTCCATCATATGATAACCAACCCAGACGCGCCCATATTTATTGTGGAAGGCGAGAAGGCGGCGCAGCGGCTATCCAAGCTGGGGCTGGTCGCCACGACCTCTCACGGCGGGGCAAAGAAGTGGCAGCCGGTGCTTAACCAGTATTTTGCCGGACGCAATGTCGTGGTCTTGGCTGACAATGACGACGCAGGGCGTGAACATGCCGACATAGTGATCGGCAATCTGTTTGGCGTTGCTGGCCGCATAAAGCGGGTGGAGCTGGACGGCCTGCCGCCGAAAGGCGATATCGTGGACTGGCTGGACAGCGGCAAGGGGCTGGAGGATTTGACGGCAGCGGTGAAGGCTGCGCCTACGGTGGCTGAGGCTCCGGCGGTTGAGGCTGAGGCGGAGGATTATAACAACGATAATAATGACGGCGATTACTTCGACTTCGTTGACGAAGATTACCTGATGAACATGCCGCCAATCGAGTGGGCGGTCGGTGAGGGTGACGATGGGCTAATCACGGCGCACGGTTTGAGCATGATCTACGGCCCGCCCGGAAGCGGCAAGAGCTTCATCAGCCTAGATATGGCGCTCTGTCAGGCGCACGGCATCGACTGGCAGGGCATTGAGACGAAGCAGGGCGACGTGCTTTACATAGCCGGTGAGGGCGTTGGCGGGCTTGGTAAGCGCGTCAAGGCGTGGAAGTCAACGCACGGACTAGGCACAAGCGGCCACTTTCATATGCTGCCGCTGGCCGTAAACATGCGCGATCAGGCTGAGGTTGAGAAGCTAATCCGGTCAATCGACCGGCTGGGTAGGAAGTGGACTGCGGTATATATCGACACATTGGCGCGGGCGATGCTAGGGGCTGACGAAAATAGCTCGACCGAGACTGGCTTAGTGATATCTGCGGCTGACGCTATTCGCAATCATGTGCAGTGTGCGGTCGTGTTTGTGCATCATAGCGGTAAGGCGGTTGAGCGCGGCAGCAGGGGTTCTTCGGCTATCCTTGGCGCGGTAGACACGTCTGTGGTGGTGTCGAAGGACGAAAACTACATCACGATGCGCGTTGAGAAGCAGAAGGATGCCGAGCCTATGGCCGATCTGACGCTGGAGATGACGCCGATTGCGTCTATATCAGGATCGTCGGTGGTGTTGACGAGGCTCGACGGTGATGAGGCGGCGCGGATAAAGCGGTCAAAGCCACTCAATGCGGATCAGAAAATAGCCCTTGAGGCGCTGAGAAATGTCATCATAGACACCGGCAGAGACCGCGTTCCGTCGCGCGAATGGGCGGATGCACACGGCGGAAAATTGCCCGATAAAGACCCAAAAAGGCGCGGAGATGACCGGACGGCACTAATTAAGAAGGGTTTGGTCGGTGCAGACAAGTGGACAGTGTGGCTTATTAACGAAAACAAAGAGTTAACATAGGATATCCGATTCCGATCGGAACGTCCGTCGGATCACTTCGGAATGTCCGTCCGATCCGGTTTCCTTTAGGAACCGGACGGATATTCGGAAAGCGGAAACGGAAAGTAAAAATGGAGGGTGTAGTGGCGACTAAAAAGACAACGAGGCAGAGGCCAAAACCTAGCAAGGTTTACTATACGCCTACGCAAGGGGCAATGCGGCGGATGCAGGACGCGTTGCATAGGTATGATGATGTTGTGTCGGAGGTTGAGGGGCGATGGGGTGTAGACCGGCTGGTGTGGTTGGTTGGCGGCGAGCTGCGTGACAGGTTTGAGCAGCAGATGGATCGGCTCAATGCGGCGATAGATAAATGCGATCCGTCTATTGAGCATGAGGTTGAAGTGACGTTGCGTGGTGTGGCGGCGTTAGAGCAGGCGGCGATAGCTGCTGGCGCGAAGCCGCTTAACGGTGACTACATCGAGGGCAGGATGCCGGATGGCAGGGTGCTGGCGATTACCGCGACAGGATATGAGGCGGGGAAGGTTAAGCGCGACAATCGTGAGATGGTCGTGTATTCTGTTGACGAGATAGGTCGGATCATTGAGGGGTTGAACAAAGAGGCACCTGTGGTTGATGCTATAAAGAACGCGTTTGCTGGTGCCGAGGTTCAAAGTGTTAAGCCGGTTCCGGCTAACCTAGACGACGAGATACCGTTTTGAGTGGGGTTCGGATGGAAGATATCGACAACGAGCGTGACGATGTGCTTAAGGATCGGGAATACATGCTTCTCGGCACATCCACTTGGGTTGACGTCAGGACGCTTACGGTGAACGTACAGCGCGTCGGTAATGGCGTCAGGGTAGATATATGGCCAAAGGAGCTTATGCGTGGCTACGAGCCTATAGCAAGCGTTGAGGTGCCGTTTAGTAAGGGGAGGGATAATGATTCAGGCGGGGGATGGTAGCTGGCAGCGTATGCTCGATCAGGATAGATGCCCGAAGTGTCGAAGCCTGATGACAAAGCTGGTGAACGAACAAATGATTACCAAGCGTGAGTGCTTGGTGTGCAACCTAACGATTAACGAAATGGACAGGGATAATGAAAAGGGCTGAAGTTTTAGACACGGCGAAGGAATATGTGACCAAAGACAGGGCGGCGGATCACGGCAATATGGAAGACAACTTCACAACGATTGCGAAGTATTGGTCAAATCATTTAGGTCACGATGTTACGCCAATAGACGTGGGCATAATGATGACGCTGCTCAAGATAGCGCGGCTGAAGGGCAATCCATACCATCAGGATAATTATGTTGACGGTGCGGGTTATTTAGCTTGTGCGGGTGAGCTGGTGGATCACGATGGGTGAGGTGCTAGAGTTCAAGCGTCATTGGGTTTGGTTCTTTGAGGATCCAGTGACGTGCGACTATTGCCTGAAAGAGACACGCGCTAAAGTGTTTGAGAAAATGCAGTCGATAGTTTGTGGCAATTGCGGTGAGGCGTTGCTGTTGATTGATGAGAAGACCAGTTACGTTTTGACCGTAGATTTCGACGATGAGGATTACGACGATGTCAGCTAGGTTGCCTGATGATGTTTGGGTTGAGTTCCTATCTCGCGTGACAGCGGGTAGAGCTGGTCAGTCAGTGTGCAAGGACAAGGACATGCCAGCTTGGGGTACGACTTGGAACAAGATACACAACGACAAGGATTTTGAGCGCAAGTACATGAACGCGCTTGCGTCTCGCGGTATGATTTATGCGGATCAGTTGGATGAGATAAACAGGCGCGTCCTGAATGGTGAGATTGATCCGCAAGCGGCTAGGCTTGTGTCAGACAACTTCAAGTGGACTGCGGCTAGGTTGCTGCCAAAAGTATACGGAGACAAGCAACAGGTTGATGTAACGCATGAGGCTGGTGGGTCTTACCTCGACCTATTGCAGCAAGTGAATAAGGCGGCTCAGTTGAAGCACGTTGATGTGGTAGAACACACAGAAGACATAAGTGATGGATTACGCGCACGCGAGACCGAAGTTAACCAGATTTCGGTTAACAACGATATGCCTAAAAAACAGGCAAACAGGAAGAAAAAGGGCAAAAAGTTATCCACAGGCAGCTAAGTCATTGTATTTGCACGATACGCGTTACGCATAATTAACGTTATGCGACATTTCTGCCAAATATGTACAAAGTTAACCGAAATCCGGTTACCCACCCCCCCCATCGAAATATCGCGGGGGGCGGGAATAAAAATATATACCCCTTACCACCCCACCCCCTTCGGAGTTAACGCATGACCACCACCCCCGCCACCATCGAAGCGATTGCCGCATTAAGGGCCGATCCGACGTTATTTGTTGAGGAAGTCCTGCAGGCCACGCCGCAAAAGTGGCAGGCGGAAGCCCTCAAAGCCATAGCCGCACACGACCGTGTCGCCATCAAATCCGGCCACGGTGTCGGAAAGACCGCGTTTGAGTCTTGGGTGGTTCTGTGGTGGCTTATGACGCATTATCCGTGCAAGGTCGCCGTCACCGCGAACAGCGCACACCAGCTATCGGACGTATTGTGGACGGAGATCGACCGCTGGGCGCGTAACATGCCGCCCGCGTTCAAGGAGCTGCTGGAGTTCAAGGCTGACAAGATCAGCCTCAAGGGCGCACCCGACAGCTTCGCAGTGGCCAGAACCAGCCGCCGCGAAAATCCCGAATCCCTCGCTGGCTTTCACTCGCCGCATATGCTGTTTGTGGTGGAAGAAGCGTCCGGCGTACCCAACGTAATCTTTGAGACGGCCAGCGGTGCGCTGTCCACCCCTGGCGCGAAAATCATTATGTGCGGTAACCCCACCCGATCCGACGGTTATTTTTACGACGCCTTCCACGGCGACCGCGAGAAGTGGCACTGCATCACTGTGTCGTGCAGTGAGGGCGAGTACGTTGACCCGAAGTTTATTACGGAGATGGGCGAAAAATACGGCGAGGAGAGTAACGTATTTGCGGTTCGCGTCTTGGGTGAGTTTCCAAAGCAGTCGGACGACGTGCTTTTACCGTTGCACCTGATTGAGGATGCGACGAAGCGCGACGTGGAGGCAGGCCCGACCACGCCGGTTGTCTGGGGCTTGGACGTTGCGCGGTTTGGCTCTGATAGGTCGGCGCTATCCAAGCGTCAGGGCAATATATTGGTCGAGCCGATCAAGACGTGGCAGAATAAGGATTTGATGGAGCTTGCGGGTATAATCCTATCGGAATACGACGCCGTGCCTTATCAGATGCGGCCACAGGCGATCTACATTGACGCCATTGGCTTAGGCGCAGGACTGGCCGACCGGCTGAGGGAGCTGGACATGCCCGCGGTCGGCATATCTGTGTCTGAGACTGCCAGCCTGAAGGCTAAGTTTAACCGCCTGAGGGATGAGCTGTTCTGGCACTGCCGCGAGTGGTTTGAGGCGCGAGACTGCAAAATACCGCAGGACGACACGCTGATATCGGAGCTGTCGGGCATCCGCTATAAGTATCTCTCGACTGGCAAGCTGAAGGTTGAGAGCAAGGACGAGATGAAGCGACGCGGCCAGAGATCGCCCGACGTGGCCGACGCATTTGTGCTGACCTTCGCGGGGCAGGGTGCGGTTGCTGGCGGCTACTCAAGAGGGTATAATTCAAATCGCAGTTTGAAACCAAAAACGAATTGGGTGGTCTGATGGAAAAAGTTACCGCGTCTAGGTTCCGGCCTGAGGGCATGAGCGACGAGGACGCATTTAACGTGTCTCCGGTTAAGGTTGCCTATGATGTCTTGGGGCCGTCGTTTCTAAAAATGCCAAAGGCGGCACGCTCACACATTATGGAGCTTGTCATGTCAGGCGACCTGACGGCTGATGAGATCAGGAGTTCCGCAGAATATGCCTTGCCTTATAACCCGATTTTTGGTGAGCCGGGTGACGGTGACTTTGGTGAGTTTTTGGGAAAGATTCCATCTTATGGCCTGTTGGCCGACCCCCTGCAAATGTCTGAGGAAGAATTTTACAAGAGAATGTTTGGCTTCGATTATGAGACCAAACAAGAAATGATGGGTGGCGTTCCGTTGATGCCTACAGATAACTTGCCTAAATTTGGCAGCGCCTTGGGCGTTAATGATGATGATTTTGGCTATATGATGCGTTGGAAAAATATTTAATGGATCAGTATCGCGGCGCATACAAGCAGGGGCTGTTGGCGCAGCCTATGGATATGACGTCGTTTGATCCATACGCGCCGTTGGCTGCTGGTTTGATGTTAGCCCCCGGCTCTGGCTTTGCCGACGTTGCGGGCTATGCGCCGAGCATGACAACCGCTGGCGAATACGAGCCGAGCATGATGGCTAACATTGGCAGCGGTCAGTATTTGGACGCTGGCCTGCAAGGGCTAGGGTTGCTCGGTGACGCCTTTATGGCCGCTGGCACGGTTGTTCCACCGCTAATCCCTGTTGGCGCTGCTATGAAGCTGCCAAGGGCTGGTAGGGTTGCGTCTGCGGCTGACGTTTTTTCTGAGGTGAAAGATTTCCCAAATCTTACAAAATCAGAGGAGCGGGTTGTCGCCGCTTCATCTGCTCCGCCAGAACAAGTTGCAGGTTTGGGGCGTGTGGTTACTGAGCCAATAGACCCTCAGAATATGGCCGCTTCTAAAGCTCGGTTCGATCAGTTACAGAAAGCAACATCTGGTTATGAACAAGAGAGAGCCAAAGCACGCATTGTGCGGTTAGATGACGGCACTGATGCAATACAGTATATGGAGCCGCCTGCAACGGTTCAGTCTGTCCCTATTTCTCAGCTAAAGGCAACACAGCCCGGTCTGCTTAGTGGCGGCGACGCGCCTTTAACAGAGGGGCCGCCTTTGGTCGTCAAAAAGGGCGGAGAGTTTTTTGTACGAGACGGCCACCATCGTTTAGCGCGTATGATTGAGGCTGGCGCAGACACCGCTGATGTTCGCGTTGTTGACCTCGACGCTGGTGGGCTTTTGGGTGTTGAGACTTCTAGCAGAGGCGAGGATATTGCGGCATTAAGACGGCAAGCAAACATAGAAAGATTTGGATATGATCCAAACGATGCCCCAACTGGGTTACTTGATGAGCCTGATGTTTCTTACCGTATGCAGCACCAGCCGCGCGGCCCAGAGGATGATCTGCCTGTGCGGCTCGACGATTTAACTAAGTCCACCACCGGAGAGGCGGCAGGCTTTCCGGATGATTTTTACAGTTCTATTGGAAAGCGAACTTTCGCGCCGGGGCCAAGGTTTGACAATGATGAATACGGTATAGCTGGACAACAAAGCTATCGCGCCATTTCTTCTGTCAGGGGCAAGCCAAATGCAGAAGTTACTATATATAGGGGCGTCCCTAACGACCCTGATATAAACACAATAAATCGAGGCGATTTTGTTACACTTAGCCCAAAATATGCGGAGCTGCACGCGGCTAGTGGGTATGGAAGGTCTGGCGATGAGGCAGGCAAGGTAATATCGCAAAAGGTTAAGGTAAAGGATATTTATTGGGATGGGAACGATGTTAATGAGTTTGGATTTTTCCCAAGCAAAAAGAAGTAAGGAAAAAACATGCCCCCAGCCAAAAAGAAAAGCGTCAACCTATCAGTCGGTCGCGGTGAAAAGCAGTCGGTCAAGGCTGGTGGTGGACTTACTGCGAAGGGTCGTGCAAAATACAACCGAGCCACAGGCTCAAAACTAAAGGCACCTGTGACCGGCAAAGTCAAAGCCGGTAGCGCAGACGCAAAGCGGCGCAAGAGTTTTTGCGCCAGATCAAAGAGCTGGACTAGCCCACGCGGCAAGGCAGCTAGACGCAGATGGAAATGTTAGGAGTTAGTTATGGGATACGGTAAAAAGAATGGCGGCAAGAAGTCAGGCGGCTCAAAGCAGGTTCTCGGTAAATACTGCTGATGTCGCTATACGCTAATATCGCCAAGAAACGCGCACGCATTAAGGCGGGCAGCGGTGAGAAAATGAGGAAGGTCGGAGCCAAGGGTGCGCCGACCAACGCTGCATTTAAGGCGGCTGCAAAGACCGCAAAAAAGAAAAAGAAAGTGAAAAAAGCATGATTGTTTGTGATAACTGCCCATATCGTGGCCGCTGCGAAATTAAGCAGCGTTGTATTCAGGGCAAAAACCCTATGCCTGACATGACGCCGCCGCCAGCTCCGTCAAAGTTTGTGCAGACCAGCAAGGGTACAGTCGAGACTGCTGGCAAGCGCGGCGCGCCTATCAAGACTGCCGTCAAGAAGGTCGTCAAAAAGGCGAAGATGCATTGAACATCAGGCGACCGACTGTTGGCCGGATAAGGCGACCGCAGCCCCCGCTAGAACCAAAGGCGGAAGTGTGCGATAATGTCGGCACGCCAGAGACGGCGGCCAAGGTTAAGCGTGCGCCAAAACGCGCGGCAAAAGGTGCAAGGAAAAATGGCTAAAAAGATGGACGACGATCAATTGGGCAGCATCGTGTCTGGTGAGATCACCGACGCGCTCAATCACTTCGACAACGAGTACACGACCGACCGGCTCCGCGCCTTGGATATGTACTTGGGCGAGCCACTCGGAAACGAGGTAGACGGTCGCTCAACAGTGATTGCGACAGAAGTTGCCGACACCGTCGAGGCCATCATGCCTAACCTCATGCGGGTGTTCACGACCAACGACAAATATGTACGCTTTAGCCCGCGCACTGCCGAGGATATGGAATCTGCCGAGCAGGCCTCGGATTACGTCAATTATGTGCTTAACACCCAGAACCCCGGCTATCAAATCCTTCACACGTTTTTCAAGGATGCGCTGTTATTCCGTTTGGGTGTCGTGAAGTTCTTTTACGAGACACGCGAAGAAGTCGATGAGGAAGAATATAGCGGCCTGTCAGAAGAAGAACTGACAATGCTTTTGAATGACCCGACTGTTGAGCTTGTGTCTCAGACAGAGACCGTCGTCGAGAGCATGTATAACGACGAAACCGGCGAGACTGAAGACCTGCGCTCCGAGTACGATTTGACTGTACGCATCAAGCGCGAAGAAGGTGAGATTAAAATCATCAACATTCCGCCTGAAGAATTTTTGGTTTCTCGCCACGCGACTTCGCTTGACGACGCAAACTTCATAGCGCACCGCACCAACATGACCGTCTCAGACCTTGTGGCTATGGGCTATGACCGCGAGGAAGTTGAGCAGTACGCTGGCGAGAATGAGCTGGACACTGACCGCGAGGTCAGCAACAGATTCCAAGACCTTGAATCGTCAATGCCTGTCGATGCGGCAGACCCGACACTGCGGTCTGTGCCTTACTATGAGTGCATTATCAAAATGGACTACGACGGCGACGGCATTGCCGAGCGCCGCCGCGTCTGCGCGATTGGCGCTGAGGGCAAGCACATCTTGCACAACGAGCCATTTGATCATGTGCCATTTGCGTGCGTGTCACCTATTATGATGCCGCACCGCCTGATTGGACGCAGCATCTTTGACATGACCGAGGACTTGCAGGTCATTAAGTCAACGCTGATGCGCCAGTACCTCGACAGCGTCTACTCATCTACCTTGCCACGCATTGCGGCGGTCGAGGGTCAGGTGAATCTTGATGATTTATTAGATGGCTCCCCCGGCGGTGTAATCCGTACACGCCAACCGGGCATGATCCAAGCCCTGACCGGCGCATCAGTAGGCGGAGAAATCCGCCCGCTGATGGATTATTTGGATACAGTAAAAGAACAAAGAACCGGGATGAGCCGTGCATCTCAGGGGCTTGACGCTAACAGCCTACAGTCAAGCACCGCCAGCGCAGTCTCAGCGACCGTGCGCGGCGCTCAGGTTAAGTTGGAGTCATATGCAAGGACAATGGCGGAGACAGGCGTCAAGGCGCTGTTTAAGGGCATTTTGCATTTGGTGCTAAAGCACGACAACAAAGAAAAGATCGTGCGTTTGCGTAACAAGTTTGTGCCTATCAACCCAGCCGAGTGGTCTAGCCAGTTTGACACGGTTGTGCAGGTTGGCTTAGGCACGACAGACGACGAGACAAAGATTGCCTTCCTGACGCAGATTGCGTCAAAGCAAGAGCAAATCCTGATGCAGCTAGGTCAGGATAACCCGCTTGTGACGGCGCAGCAATATGTTAACACCCTGCGCTCAATCACTGAGGTTGGTGGCTTTAAGGATAGCAGCTTGTTTTTTAACTCGCCTGAGCAGGTCACGCAGTTTATGGCGGCAAAACAACAGCAGGCAGCCAACCAACCGCAACAGCCCACGCCTGAGCAGCAGCAGATGCAGCAGCTCATGCAGCTAGAGCAGCAGAAGGCTCAGGCCGACATCCAGATCGCGCAGCAAAAGGCTGAGGCTGACATTGCGCTGAAGCGCGAGAAGATGCAGGCCGAGTTACAGATGGAGCGTGAGAAGATGCAGATGGAATTGCAGATGCGCCAGCAAGAGCTACAAGCTGAGGCAGAACTGCGTGTCGCCAAGGCAGTCACCGACGCCGAAATATCAACTAACCTACCGAGGGCATAGAGATGGCCAAGTTAAACAAAATCATGCCGCCGCGTAACACAACCATTCGCGGCCAAGATCACCTTCTGGCCTACATCACGCCCGAAGAAGCGCAGATGCTTATGGATAACGGCGGTGCCGGTAAGGCTGGCCCTATGGGTATTCCTGCGTTTTATGACGAAGGCGATGATTATACTGGCCCCGGTGGCAATGACAGCACTAATGATTTTGGGTTGTCTGATAATTTTGGTGGTGAAAACCTTGAGTCAGCTAAAGCAGCGGCTGCTCGTGCTGCTGAGGCTAATTTAGTTCAAAGCATTTTAGAGCGTGGCGCAACTCAGCCATCTTCGATGACTGCTGCTGAAATGGCATTTCAACAAACCCCAGCCGCTCAAAGAATTGCTCAAAGCTATATTGATGGACGGGGTGTTTTTGGGCCGGAAGTTTTTTCTGCCAATCGTTTTGGTGGCTCTATACCCGCTGCTTTAAGAGGCGGTGGTTTTAGTGCGCTTATGGGGGTTCCTAGTTACTCAAATTATTTTGATGACCCTGCTGTAAACCAAGCTTTTTCTAGTCTTTTAGGAGACACGTTTGAAAGTCGTATGGAGCAAGCAAAATCTATTCCTGGCAAACTTGGTGCAATAGGTCAATTTTCTCTTGGCAGAATAAAGTCTGGATTAGAAAAAGGTGGCAGGCCTGTTTTTGATTCTTCCGGTAAACTACAAGGTGTCTTTAATGAAGGGCCATTTGGCTTTGGTGAAGTTTATACAGGTATGCCTGTAGAGGGCGTTGAAGGCACAGGTTACGATGACGGTGGCCGTGATGGATATGAACCAGAAGTCAAGCCAGTAAACCCAGAAACCGGCCAATGCGACGAGGGCTATATGTTCGACGAGGACATGCAGGCTTGCCGCCTAGACACAGGCTATCAGGCAGCAGCCTCAACCGGCGGAGCGTTTGGCGCACCCGGCGATGCGTATGCGCGGATGGGTTTGTTGGATCAGGCGCCAACTGGCCTGCCTCAGTTCCAGCAGCGGTACGGAGCTGGGTTTGGCTCACCAACTGACTTTGCGGCTGCTAACACCGCGTTCAGACGCCAAGGCGCATATCGCCCAGAATATTTTGACCAGCCATATCCGACGACAGGCTACACACTACTAAGTTAGGGAAAAAATGAACGAAGGCAAGGCGAGGGAAGCGGTGCTGAGAGCTGAGAAGGCCGAGGCACTGCTTAGGAATGAGTTGTTAACTGAGGCGTTTGATTATTTGGAGAGCCAGTTTGTGCAGGCTTGGAAGTCAAGCGGCATAGGTGAGGCCGAAGACCGAGAGCGAATTTATCAATTAAGCCAGAACCTTGAAGCCCTAAAGGGGTATTTTCAAACGGTGATATCGGATGGTAAGATGGCGCAATCGCAGATTGACGAAGTCAAGAGGCGCTCCACTTTTAACAAGAGATAAGGTAGAAAAATTATGGTCGACAATCCTAATGGAACCGACGCAATTTCAATGAATGACGCAATTAGCCTTCTGAACACTCCCATTGAGGACACCGTTACAGATGAGCGAAATGAGGCTGAAGATCAGCCTCAACAGCCCGAAGCCGAGGCGCAAGTCTCATCCGAAGATCAGGCGCAGGACGCCCCCGAAGATGACGACTATGACGATGAGGCTGATGACGGCGAAGATGCCTACGACGGCGATGATGACGACGAGGACTACGACGAGGAACCCGCTGAAAAGCTGTACACCGTAAAGGTGGATGGCAAGGAAGTGGAAGTTAACCTCGAAGAAGCCCTCAAGGGTTATCAACGTCAGGAGGCATTTACTAAGCGATCAATGGAACTGGCCGAGCAACGCAAGGCATTTGCTGCTGAGGCAGCCGAAACAAAACAGCTCCGAGACGCTTACGCGCAGCAACTTGAGTTACTGCAAGCCCAACTCCAGCAGACAAA